GTGAAACTGGCAAACACACTGGATTTAAGCTCCAGCGCCGTAAGGCTTCAGGGTTCGACTCCCTGATCGCCCACCAACTTATAGGAGACACTATGAAAATTTATGGGCCGTATACACGCAAAGACGGAAGAAAACATGTTGTTATCATTCACGATGACGGATCAAGACAAACAAAATCTTATCCTAGGTTGTTGATGGAACAGCATCTTGGCAGAGAACTTCTACCTGAAGAAACTGTAGATCATATTAATAACGACTTTACAGATGATCGTATTGAAAATTTACAGCTTTTAACATTAGAAGAAAACGCTAAAAAAGCAATGGAAGGACGCTACGCAAAACTTTATTCGTTTACCTGTCCTTCTTGTGGTAAAGAAGCTGAAAAGCTACTTAGACATGTTAAAGGTAACTTGAAAAAAGGAAGGCGTGGGCCTTACTGTAGTAGGAAATGTGCCGGAAAAGACAATTATGTCAATCCCTGGTTAAACAAACTTAAAGGAAAATGAAATGGATATGAAACCTGTAAAGATCGGTGGTGAACTCTTCTGGAGCAACTGGATGGCTCAGTACAACACTAAGTTCAACGAGGACAACAAGAAGTACGAATGCACTATCGGCAATCTTTCAGATAAGGACTGTGAGGCTCTGAAGGAGCTGGGTATTCAGATCAAAGAGAAAGACACTATGGGCAAGTATATTGTCGCTAAGAGTCTGTATAAGTTTGATCCTGTAGACCAAGACGGTAAGCCTGTGGAGATTGACGCTATCGGTAACGGTACTAAAGTGTCTGCACTGGTGTCTAGCTATCGCCACAAGATGTCAGCTAAGTTCGGTGCTGCTCCGTCTGTGAAGAAGCTTATCGTGACTGAACTGAAGACGTACAATCCTGACGCTTCAGATGACGATGACGACATTCTCTAAAGAGGTTCCAAAGAAGTTACTCATTGATGCTGATTTCTTGATCTACAGTGTAGGTTTTGCTAGTGAGGAAGATTCTGAGAAGTTTGCTAAGAGCAGGTTAGTAGAGGCGATGGAAGATATGGTCTACATCCACCTGAAAGCAGATTCTTATGAAGCCTTCCTAACTGGCAAGAACAACTACCGATACGAGATTGCAAAGACAGTCCCTTATAAGGGTAATCGTAAGGATATGAAGAAGCCTAAACATTATGAGGCTCTTCGATCTCATATGGTGAAACGATTAGGGGCTGTCGTTGTAGATGGTCAAGAGGCAGACGATGAAGTAGCTATACGGATGACTAAGGAGCCAGATCAATACTTGCTTGTAGGCGTAGATAAAGACCTAAAGCAGATCCCTGGATGGCATCATAATCCTCATAAGGCACAGACTGATTATGTCACGGATTTTGAAGGGTATAAAGCCTTTTCGACTCAGCTTCTCACGGGCGACAGGGTGGACAATATTCCCGGCTTGGACAAGATTGGCCCTGTCAAGGCAGCGAAAGCTCTTAAAGATGCGAAGACGAAGGAAGAACTACTTCAAGCAGTCTGGAAGGTATATCAGGAAAAGGAATATACGATTGAATATCTTACTGAACAAGGCCAGCTCCTGTGGCTCAGACGATACGAAGGTGAGCTATGGCAACCCGACGTAAGCCTTTTACGGCCAAGCAAGCAGGACTGAAGCATGGCTACCGCAGTGGCTTGGAAGAGCGTATTGCGGAGCAGTTGGACAAGTTAGGTGTTGAGTACAAGTACGAAGAAGTCAAGCTTAAGTACATTAAGCCAGCTTCTGAGCACATCTACACACCTGACTTTATTCTTCCTAACGGAATCATTGTAGAGACTAAGGGCAGATTCCTTGCATTGGATCGCCAAAAGCATCTACTGGTTAGGAAGAACAACCCAACACTGGACATCAGGTTTGTCTTTAGTAACTCTAACGCTCGTATTAGCAAGACAAGTAGGACTACTTATGCAGCATGGTGTGAGAAAAACGGATTTTTATTTAACGATAAAATAATTCCAGAAAGTTGGTTAAATGAGCCGTCAAAAGATAACAGCTAAAGAAGCAAAAGAAAAAGGACTTAAAC